GCCTACCTTTACGGGGGGGGGGGGGGGGCCCACGCCCGAGGGCGCGACCAAGCTCCATGTCTGGTGGAAACTGACCGAGCCCGCGGAGAGGGCGGACCTGGCCCGGCTCTGCGCGCTCCGCGGCGAAATCGCGCTGAAGGTCGGCGGAGACATCCATTTCCGCTCGGCCCACCAGCCGATCCGCGTGCCCGGCACCGTCTATCACAAGGGCGGGCTCACCCGGCTCGTGCAGATCCGCGAGGCCAGCGAACTCGAGGTCGATCTCGCCGAGTTGGCCGAGCGCGTCACCGACATGCCGCCCATGCCCGGCGTCGGCATGGCCACGGCCGAACCCCGCGAGAAACCCGCCATCGACGACGTGCTGGTGATTCCCGTGCACGAGGGCGGCGCGGACGACTGGTCCCGCTTCGAGGGCGCCTCGGCCGCCATCGGCTATTTCCTTCGGCTGGTCCACGAGGGCCGGATCTCAATGGACGACGGTTGGACGGCGATCTGCGGCTACAACGCCGCGATGCTCCGCCCCGCCTGGCCGCTCGACCGGCTCAGGCGCGAGACTAACCGGCTGTGGGAGCTGCACATCAAGCGGCACGGGCCGCCGCTGATCCGCCTCGATGGCGCGGCCCCAGCGCAGACCGAGCTGCCGACCTTCACGCTGGGCGCGCTGCTCGACGATGAGAACGGCCGTACCGCGGGCGCGAATGCTCTCGATCGAAGCGAACACCGTGTCGACTGCGGTGGGGGAGAGGCCGAGCGACGGCTCGTCGAGCGCCAGCAGCCGTGGCGAGGCGAGGAGCGCCCG